TCATAGGATCAGTATTGCTTATAGTATCTAATATTTGTTGTTCTGTAGGAGAAGGTATATAAGTTGGTTCTTTGTCTGTCGGTATATGATTTTTCATCTTTTCTAAAATATTTACAACAAAATCATTTTTTGATAGTGTTTTTTCTTGTGGGGGGATAATGCCAAAAAGCTGATTCATTTCGATCCTGTTGGCATACTCTGGATTATCTTTAACAAATTGATCTTGTGCTATTTTTAATCTTCTTGCTTCTGCTTCAGCTATTCTTTTCTCTGCTTGCTGTTGAAATAATTGTTGTCTTTGTGCTTTACGAGCACCAATGTCTCTACCGCCAAAAGCATCAGCTAAACGTGCAGCTAATTCTTTTCTTCCTCTGTATCTTGCTTCATCTAGTTCTTCTTGTGTTGCCATAGCTTGATCTGCTGGAGAAATACCACCCAACCTAGAAATAAAAGTTTGACCTCTTTGTTTTAAATTTCCAAGCAATCCTTGTCTTGGTGTTGGATCAATTAAATCTGTAGGTTGTTCTAAATCTGTAGGACCTACCTGAATAGCTTGACCACTTGATAGTAGTTGATTTAATTGATTAAGTTTTTGTGAAGTATTTACCATAATTAATCACCCATAAACATCAAAAAGTTTTGAAATAATATCGCCTGAACCTGTTTTCTTTTTAGAAAATTCACTAAACAATCCTGGTACACCAGTAACAGCACCTTGATATGCTTGTAGCTGTTGATAAGGATATTGTAATGCTCTCATAAATTCGTTGTAACCTGCATCCATAGCTCCTTGTTGTAAGCCTTGTTGTTGTGCACCAATATTAGATAGTAAACCTAAGTTTCTATATTGGTCACTTAGTAAGCCTTGATTAATACCAGAACGGAAGTTTCTGTCTTGCATAGCATTAGCAACAGAACTATCAAAACCTTGCTGTCTTAAATTCGCTGCAACATTACCTGCTCTGTCTGCAAAGTTTCTATTTGTTTCTGCTTCTAAGACTGCTGAACGAGAGCCACCAAAAGCACCTCTGCCGATAGCTGCATCTTGATCTGATTGTATTTGTAATTGTCTACCTCTGTTCAAGTCAGCCATAGCATTGTCTATAACTTGTTCTTGATATGGGTTTTGAAATGAATTTATATCTAATGGTGCTTGGCCCATACCAGCTAATTGACCTCTTGGATCATTAGCCATTGATTGACCAAACATATTTCTAGTGGCATCAAATCCAGCTAATTGATCTGGATTAAATCCTGCAACTTGTGGTCCTGTATATGGTGTAAAAGGTAATTGAGCTACATTTTCGCCCATGCCATATAATTTTTTAAAGGCATCTTCTTGATAGCCTGGTACTGAGGTTTCTGTTCTTGTGCTTCCTTTACTCATAATTCCTTACTTATTACGTTTTCATTTTTCCAACCAAGATGTTTAATCTTTCTTAACCATCCAGGTCTGCCGCCACCTGCGAGCCGTTTAATTCCTATTTCTTTAGCAAACTGTTCAATAGAAGTTTCTACTATTGATTGTAGTTCAGAATAATCTCCCCCGCAAAATATTAAATTCATTATCTTAATCTGGGGAAAGACAACTATCTCCGTTATTATAGCACTATTTTTGCCAGGCCATAAAGCAAAAATGCCCTTACGGATTTGTTCTTCTACATCCTCGATACTATACATATCTTGGTGTTTGACCGCTTTCTCTATCCAAGGTTTACACCTTTGCCACTCTATCTCCCAAGGCTCTAGTTTTTTAGACTGTTGCTGCGGCTGAGAGAGTTCCGTCATCTGCGACACTAACTTTATATTTTGTTCCATTTGGGCTTACTAATACTAATTCTGTTTGATCTCCGCCACCTACTTGTATTCGCTCACCTTTCTTAAAAGATAAACCATCTCGGTATTCTATTTCAGAGACTAAATAATTTTGGTAATCAGAATCAAACTTGAGTAGAGGTTTACGAAGTGCTCGTCTAGCCATTATCTCTTACCTCTTTTCTTAACGTCTAATCTAATCTTACCAACTTGGAATGGTTGTGAACCATCACCTGTAACTTTCATTTTAACTTGTCTAGCGGTAAATCTCGCATCGGTATAACCATCGGTATCAAATGTAAATGTACCAAAGTTTGTTTCAGGGCCAAGTGGAGTAAACCTACCTTTAAAACTAATAGCAACACCTGGTAAGGTGGTAGCTTCTTCATCAGGTAAAACTTGACTGCACTGCACATAGTTATCACCCATACCAATTTCTATTGGAGCTGTCTCACAGAAAGGTACTTGTAATGGAAAAGATAAATCAGAGTTGACTAGAGCAACATCGCTTTCGTGTTCATAGACATTACCATTGCTATCACAAGCAATCGGTAAATCAAAGACACCTTGGTCTATCCAACAGGATCTATCCATTGAACCAATGGACCAGACATTATCAACATAGTTCCAAATAACATATTTATTAGGCACTAAAGAAGTGCCAGTTGGGAAAAAGAACCACATTTCATTGTAGTTGGAGTTATGACCTGCACAAGACGTTGATCTATAAGCGTAGTTTATATTGTCATATATATAGTCATGTACTTCGCATGGTATTTCTTTGACTGAACCATCAAAGATAAAGAAAGAGTTTTCACCCATCCAAGCTAAGAAAGCACCAGCCGTTACGATAGTTCTAGGACTTATTGCTTTACAGTTTGTGCCAGCATCTTGAATACCATAAAGGAAAGGAGAACCAGTGTAATACATTCTAGCAACACCAGTGTCAGTAAAGATAATGACATCTGTTTGCCATTTCAAAGCTGATAAGATTCTACCGCCTGTTGGTACTTGTAAATCACCTGCTGTATTGGTGGCTGATGGTGTCCAAATATTTAGTGTTTCTCTTGAGGACCAAGCAATATTTCTAGGATCGCCACCTGCTCCTAAAGCTACAACGTGTCTTTCATTGGTAACTAACACACCCTCACAGTCTGTTGGTGCTCCTGAAACAACACTAGCTATGGTTGCTGGGGTATTAGGATTCCATTGATATATTTTGCCATCAGAAGGTGAACAGAATAAAAGTATTTCACCAAAGTTATCAAAAGAGAAAGTAGTAGTTTTAAAAGATAAACCTGATTGTGAACGAGCATCACCAAAATCTTCTTGACCAAAATGATAAGCACCAAAACCAAGCGGTGATAAAGTGTCATCACCTATAAAGCCTGTTGGGGTAATGTCATACCAAACTTCTTCGTAAAGAATTAATATACTATTTCTTGTGCCAACCGCTAAAACTTTTTTACCACTGTTATCGTAGTAAGCATACATTTTTATTGGTATTGCTGTTAAGACAACTTCTGAAGCACTTGATGTTCTTGTTAATGTAGCAGCAGTGCTTTGCACATTTGTTTGAAATGTATTGATAGTAAAAGTTGTCGTGCTTGGTACTGAAGCAATCGTGTAAGTTTGATTTATTTGACTAGCTGGCATCCCGCCTGTTGCAGCAAAACCATGTAAATTAACGCTTGCATCCACTAACGCTCCATGTGGGGTAGTGGTAGTAATTGTAATAACAAAACTACTAGCAGTGGTGCTAACTGTACCACTTAGTATCTTGCCTACTGGATTTGGTCTGAGTTTATTCCACCCCTTGATTGGAGTGAGATAGCCGTTTTCAAAACGGACTAAATCCCCATCAACCCAACGACCTTTGTTAGCATATTCAGTACCGTTTTTAACGATACCTGCTGGTGGAGTTACGGGGATTAATGCCATTCACTTAACTTCCGATATGGCCTGTTACGACTTTTGGATCTATTAAGTCAGCAATTTGTTCTGCTAGGTTATCTTTTAAGTTTTGAACTTCTTCTTCACCCATTACGCCTTCAACCCAACCAGTAACAATTTCATTGGTTAAGTCTGCATAAGGGATAAAGTTTTCAATATCATCTATATTTAAAGATTGTGTACCATATACGCTTGCTGCATAGAAGTTATCTTCACTGTCTTTCTGATCGCTGACAGCATTGATTCTCCAATGCACATTAAATACCACTTCTGAGTGGTCGTCTTTTTCTGGGTAATAGTCAACTGTTTGACAATCCCAATTATATTCTATAGCCATTTTAGTTTACTCCTTTTAGTTGGTCTATTTCACTTTCTAGTGACTCGATTTTTGTTATTGCTTCTTGTAGTGCTGCGGTAATTAAAGGCACAAGTTTAGATTGGTCAATACCTTGCATTTCTTCACCGTCTTTTTCACCTGTGATTGCTTCTGGTACTATAGGCGATACTTCGTGTGCTATAAAACCATCAACTTTATTGTTATCAACATTAGATTTCCAATTAAACTTTTTAACTTTTAATTGTTTAATTTTTTCTATGCCGTCTGTTTTTTCTTCTATATTTGTTTTAAGTCTATAGTCAGATGTGGTGTTGTAATTAATTGCATTGTTTGATGAATTTCTTGTAATTTCACCAAGAGTTGTGTTTGCTAATGCTCCATTTCTAAACTGTATAAATGTTGTTCCACTTCCACTATTGTAGTCATACATTAACATTCCTTTTGTCGTAGCACCAAAACCTAAAACAACTTGTGAGTTTAAACCGCCTAAAGTTGAATTAATTTTGAAAACTCCGCTACTATCAATACGCATCCTTTCAGCAATACTATTTACGCCATTTGTTCTTGTTGAAAAACTTAAGAAAGAGCCATAGTCTCCATCTGTTAAATTTTCTTTTCCGCCAGTAATGCCAGCCATATCGGTAAGCGTTGTTCCTGTATAATTTGCTTTAAATAAAATTCCAGTTTTAGCACTTCCACTTGTAGAGCTATCAACAGAATTTACTAAAGCTAAACTATAAGATTGTCCTAGGACTGTGGAAGGATCTCCTTCAGCTATTAATGTGCCACCAGAAAAACGTAAATTAGCTTCACCATTTAAAGTATTGGCTGTGCCACTACCTGTAATAACTCTATCGTCTGCATTGTTATTGATTGTAGTGCTTATGACATCAGCAAATTGTAATAAACCAATAGAACCAGATAGGCTTGTTAGTTTTAAGAATTGTCCTACCGTACCTTGAGCAGCTGGTAAGACTAATGAATAATCAGTATTGCCACTCATTTGTTGAGGAGCCATTATGCCTACAAAGTTATCACCACCACCTTCACTTTCATAAAATTTAAGTAAATTCTGATCCCCAGTTAATTGAATCGTGCCTGTCGCTGTTAATGTACCACCAACTTTTAAAGTTTTGCCAGAGCCAACTTGTAGGCCCACAGATGTTCCTGTACCAGCAGCGTTAAAGATACCATCCAGGGTATCTGTGTTTGTATTAAGATAGCCACCCCATTGGTTAGTATCACCACCGACTGTTGGTTTAGCTAGGTTTAAATTTGTTGAGTATGATGGCATATTTATTTCCTTTTGTTATTCATAAAATTATACATTATTTTTTAAGTTCTTTTATTTCTTGCTTTAATTCTTCGATCTGTTCTTGTTGCTCTTGCACAGCTTTAATTAATGGTGTGACCAACTTAGAGTAATCCATTTGGTAATAACCTTCTTCGGTTTCTGAGACTGCGTTAGGTACTAGCTCTTTAACTTCTTGAGCTATCAAACCTTCATCAGACTTGCCATCTACTTTCCAGTCGTAAGCAACAGGATTAAGTTCGTTGATAACCTCTAAACCTCTGGCAGACCCTGTGATGTCTTTTAATCTAGCATCGGATGAAGTGTTGTAAGCTGTGGCTGAACCTGTGACTGAGATACTACCAACATTTGTATTACCTGACCTAAATTGAAAAGCTGTGCCTGAACCACCATCAGCTTTGTTATAAAAATAACCTAGACCATTACTTACTGATGAAATAATTGCATCATCTTGTAATTGAATACCTACAGATGTTGTATTTTTTACTGTCTTACCAACCAATAAGTTACCTGAACTGTCCAGTCGCATCTTTTCAGAAGTAGAATATTTAAACTGTATAACAGAATCATCTAAGACAATATTAGGTTGTCCACCAAAACCAACAAGTGTTAGGCTTTCATCATCGTCACCGATTGAACCTATTCTATGGCCACCGCTGTATTCAATTACTTCAAGAGAATTAATTTTATATTTACCACTAGATGATTTGACATGAACATTTCCAGTTTCAACTTGTAATTTATCTTGTGGAGAACTCGTACCTATGCCGACGTTGCCATCTATGGTTGCATTACCACCGAGGTAAAGGTCTTTGAATTTTGAACTACTTCCACCTAAATCTATGGCATTATCAGCATTTGCTGCGTTTTGACGAGGGAATAAAGCACCATTTCTAAATAGTAAACCTGCTCTATCAGAAAAACGAGTGTTATCAATAGCAAGGTCAGTACCACTATTTGAAATACTAATACTACCTACTTGTGAGCCATCTTTATAAAATCTTTGGATTTCACCATCTGATGACAGTCTTTGTAGTGTAAGGACAGGATTACCACTTCTTGTTGCTACTATTGCACCATCATAAGCTAATTGTGTACCTGTTGCAGCGAAGTTTGTTAAAGTCCTACCAACCAACAAGTTACCTGAGCTGTCTATTCGCATACGTTCAGTAGTACCATTATTATCAAATATTAAAGCACTTGCTGAATTATCGTGATAAATTCTTGCTACATCACTGCCACCACTTTGGTATATTAATAATGGGTCTTGATTAGCACCTGTACCTGCACCACCTGAATTTGCTGATATTCTTAAAAAAGCATTGTCATTGGTTGATTCAAGCTTAGCTTCTACATTACTAGAGCCGCTTACATGTAACTTAGAACTTGCCGCAGCAGTTCCTATACCTACGTTGCCATCGGATTCTATAGTGAACAATCTTGTACCATTGTTCATAATCCTGACAACTTCATCAACGATACCAGAGTTATCAGCGTTGTGATTAATTTCTAAAGACCTGCTGCTACCATTGTTAGTAATTAATAAAGCATTACCTGTAGCATCTTCTTTAGTTATAGCAATTCCACCAGCAACATCTAACTTAGCACTTGGCGAAGTAGTTCCTATGCCGACGTTGCCTGTGGTATCTATAAAAAGCATGTGTGCAGTATTATTTGCACCAAAACTTAAATAACCACTATCTCTATTAGTAATCAAACTACTAGTACCAGATTTTTGTATTAATAGAGAATCAGTTGCTCCTGTGCCATTATCAACATCACTTACATATATGATTCCAGAATCTCCTGAATCACCAACAACATGAAGTTTAGACTGTGGCGAAGTCGTGCCTATGCCGAGATTTCCAGAAGCATCAATCCTCATTTTCTCTGCACCAGAAGTTGCAAATCTCAGAGCATTTATGGTATGGTCATATTGTAGTTGTCCGACTGCTTCTCCGTCTTGGTCGCCAAAGAAAATACCTGAATAACCAGTATTCGGTGCCATAATTGATAAAACTGTACCAGTTGAATTATTACTTTCAACAATAGACTGAGTTCTGACATTATATGTACCTGAGAATCCTGAACTACCATTTTGAACGTGTAGCTTTTCACTTGGCGAACTCGTACCTATGCCGACGTTGCCATTGCTTGAGATACGCAGTCTTTCAGCATCATTACCATTGGCATCGCCTGTGCTTAAAGTTAAATGTCCACCAGAGCCAACACCTTGTGTCAACATCTTCATTTGACCAACAACTCCTGCACCTGCACCCGAAGCATCTGCTTTATAGAACTGTAAAGCACCAATCACATCACCATCAGATGCAGAACCATTACTATTTTCAAGCCTTATA